TGGTCAACTTCTCGATGACGGGGGCTGACAGGGATGGCTCAAAGGAGCGGGGCCTGTCTTCTGGGAACGGCTTCCTCCCCTTGGTTGACACCGCTGGCTCGGGGAAAGACAGGTCGACGTCGCCGCCCTTCAGACCCGGAACGTCTCCCCAGTTCTTCTTCGGCAGGAGCGGAATCTTTATCTCTTTGCCCATCACCTGGCCGGGGGCTTCGATGACAGCGCGGGCAACCCGCGCTGCACGGGCCTTGCGGACTGTCGCCGCGTCCCCCGGCAGATCCCCGTAGCCCTCGAAGTCCCTGATTACACCCCTATCCTCAAGCTCTTGAAGGGCCTTGATGGCTTTGGCGTTGCCCAACTTTGCCTTCCTGGCAATCGCCGGGACTGCCGGGAGTAGGGTCAGGAGGAAGTCCGCAGGGTGGGTGAGGGCTGTGTCGAGGGGTCTCTTGTGCAGTTGTCTGATGAACGCGGCACCGCCGCCAAGTAGGGCGGGTCCAAGGTCCATGCCTTCCATGAAGGCGCGTGGTGGCCCCTCTAACCACCCCTCGGCTTTGCCGTCGTTTATGTCTGCGACATCGGTGAGAAGCTCAATCAACCCCTCCGTCATGTCTGCGCTGTTGTTCTCCCAGTTGCTGACGAAGTCTTTGTCTAGCCTGTAGTCAGTGTCTCTTTCAATCTGGTCTCGTGCGGTCTCGTAAGCCTGGGTGAGTGGGCTTTTCTCCCGCTCTGGGCGTTCGATCTTTGCCGCTTCCTCTGCGGTCATGCGCTGACCACCGCTGTACGCTCTTTGACCGCCCATGTAGGTGGGGCGCCCAGATGGGGTCTGCGGCTTCTCTAGCAGGTAATCAGCAGCAGCCTTGCCTGTGCCCACGATTCCGCCGGCAAGCTTCCACGCAGCCTCCATCCCCTCCTGGGTGAGGCTCTTCTCGTCCTCTGGTGCGAGGATAATGCTCCGGTCTGAGGCTCCCAGCTCCCATGGAAGTTGTGCGCGTCTCTCTTCCGGCGCGACGGGGGGTGGCAGCGGCTCTGGCTGTGGAGCCTGCGGAACGGGCCACTGTGGGCCTGCGACTGTGTCGAAAGACGTCTCACCTGCTGCAATGGCGGCTTGTTCTGGAGAGTAGCCGCGCTTAATAAGCTCTTGATAGACAGTCTCGTCTGACGGGGGTTCCCGACCCACCTTCGGCGCACTGTCTTCTACGGCAATTCGGGCTTGCTCTGGAGAGTAGCCGCGCCTAATAAGCTCTTGGTAGATGGTTTCGTCTGAAGGCGGCATGGACTATCGCCCCCGCCTTATAAGCTCAGCCTCTCGTCTTGCCTCATCTAGAGTCTTTGGGGCATCTGCGGCCTTTTGAGGCTTTGCCCCCGGAAGGCTTTGTTTGTACGTCTTTATGTTAGCGGTCAGCCTTTCGATGTCTTCGTCACCTGCTTCAATCGCGAACTGGACAAGCCACAACTCCTGAAGCACCCTCCTGTCGGAGTTGGTTAGATCCTCCTTGGGAATGTTAAGGCCGCCATCCTTGTTGAGGGTTGCCAGGGCTGCCACTTTCCTCTTCTTTAGAATCGCCTTTCTTTGCGCCTTGTTTTGACCCAGAAGCGTCCTTGCTCTACTGACCTTCCTCCTTGCGTCATTGAGGCCCTGCCTGTCGGCAATCTCAATGCTTGGCGTTCTGGGGCGTTTTGCGGCTGCCCTCTTGCCGATTAGGGCGACATCTCGCCCGTACTTCTTGTCGGCAAAATCGTATTTAAGTGCCCACCTGCGGTCGAACTCATCTGCCGCCCGCGCCTCGGCGTCCACCTTTCTCGCCACTGCCGCCTCCTCCTCCTCCTCCTTGTTCAGTGCGCGTTCGTCGAGCATGGCAATATCGTGCTCTCTTCGTCTCTGCGCCTCCACCTCCCTCGCCCTCTGAAGCACGTGGGCGGTTGCAGCCCTAAGCTCTGCGCCGCTGCCCTTCCTGGCGAGGGGTGACTTGTTGAGGTTTGTCAGGAACGCCTTGTTGACTGCGTTCATGCGGTCAGCCATGCCGAAGCCCAGCCTCTCGAAGAAGTTGTTTGGACCACTGGCCTCTACGAGCTTGTCGTACATGGCTATGACTTGGTCGACAGAGGTTGCGGTCGACGGTGCCTCGAATGCGGCCCTCTTGATTGCTTTGTTGGCCACAGCCTGAGCCTCGGGGCTTCCTGGCACCACTGCTGCGACCTCTGGCGGGGAGGCCCCCAGAACGTCAGCAAGCTCCATCTCTGCCTGCGCCTCTGCTTGCTCTGGGGACGGAATCACCCCTTCGCCAAACCTTGCGAGTGCCTCCGCGCTTCCGTCATCGAGATCACGGGCGGCATCATAAAGCCCACTCCTTGCAATCTGGTCGGCGCGCTCCTCAACCTGTCCACGAGTGGGCGCGTAGTCCAGCGGGCCAATGCGCCCCGCCAGGCCCAGCGTGGCTGGCGGAACCGGGGCAGCCGACGGTGTCAGTGGTTGGGGGGTAGGGGATGCCTGAGAGGAAGCAACCCCTGCCGCCGGCTGCCCTGGAGAGATGTATCCCTCTATCGCCGTATCAACGACCTGTCTGGCCGCACTGGGGGGTGCGTCGGCGCCAGCCATTCTGGCCCTGATGATTGCGTGCATCTGTTCCTTGGTCATAGTGGGGTCATCGGGGATAAGCTTCTCCCCAATCTGAGCCGCAGTCAGGCCAAGCCGTAACCACTGGTTAATCTCAGCCGCAGTGTTGCGTCTGCTCGTGGCGCTTGGCGCGTGCCTCGCAATGCGTCGTCTGAGAATACGTGCCATTAGAAAGTCCCTGCGTTCTTCTCAATTGTAATCTGGTCCCAAATTAGCTGCCTGACAATCGGGTCGGCCACGCTAGACAGCTTGGCCAGGTAGTAATTAACCCTAGCCGTGTTCGCGCCGACAAGGTCTTCATCGGGGGCGCCGGCCTTGATGGCGTCGAACTGCTCTTCGGCATTGCGCTGTAGGTCCATCAGCTCGGCCGCCTCCATCTCCTTCGTGGCGGTGATTTCCGCAGCGGCAAGCTTTGCGGCCTGGATGCGGGCCTCGTCTTGAGTCCTCTGCTCAGATACCGCAAGCGCGGTGTCTCGGCCAGCCTGCCCAAGGGCCGCGAGTGTGCCTCCACCCGCAGCCCTTCGCCCAGCCGCCTGGAACTGGCTCGCCAAGCCCCTGGCGGCCTGAGCCCGAAGCTCCTCAAGACTCTTGTCAGAGGCCGCCTGAGCAAGGGTTACGCCCTCTTGTGCAAGCCCAATCTGGGAGCGCAGGGCCTCCGCAGCCCTACGGCGCGCTGCCTCAAAGTCCTCATACGACTCCCGGGCTGCTGCCGTGGGGGCGCTCGCTCTTAATTGAACCTCGCGTACTGCCGCAACCGTTGGCCTAGCCATTACCCTACTCCTGATTGCTCGTGACCGTGGTGGTCTTGCCTATGATGTAAACCCAATATCCGTATCTCGGAACAATGAGACTGCCGGCGTCAAGGGTTGTGACATCGGTAGTGTCCTGAATGCCCCACCGGACCTCGATAAAGCTCTCTTGGCCGTCCGTATTTGGGGAACCGCCAGACCCCCCGACCGTGGTCCCCACGTCCACCCTTGGTATGGTCAGACCCCTGGCCTGCCCGATGAAGAACGGCTTGCCCTGGGGACCGTAGTTGGCACTCACCTCTCCAGCTATATGAACCACCGGGGCACTCACGATTTCCCAGAAGTCGTTGAGCGTGTCATCAAGCGTTACATGACAGGTATCTATCTCATGGGATACGGCGCCATACGGATTCCACCTTAGATATGCCACCTGCTGATAGGTGTGAAGGTCTGACCTGAGACCGGACCCTATGCCCACGCCGACGTTGTGCGTAAACGAGACGGCTGGGGCCGCCGCCCGCTTTGGGTACAGGTTGTCATCGCCGTAGTTGGCGCACGCGATTACATGGTGGACGGTGAAGTTGTTCGAGATTGGGATGACCCTGCGGTCTGTCATCATGGCGACGTGAGGGGAGCTGCCAATGTATGGCATGGCGACCCCCACGTTAGCCGTCGTTATGTCCTCTCTGAGGTTCCCCCACATCGGGACCGCTATGACCTTGTAGGCCGTCCCGTCTGTAAGGTTCTCGTCGGCGGGCAGTTCAGAGTGGATATTGTACCCACCCCTGAGCTTGTCCCTGAATATCTTGTCGACCTTCCCAAGGGCAGTCTGGATGCCGTCATGCGGAACTGTCGTATCCGCCGTTATTGTATCGCCGGGAGTTGGCGCCGTGACCGTAATCGACGTCGTCTGCACCGCCCCGTCATGAACAGACGGAATGTTCTGAACATACTTACCGCCCGACGGGTCATGAACGTCCCGTGGCGCCATCTTAGTACTGAGTTTCAGCCATATGTTCAGGTTGGGCATTGCGTAAACAATGGGTGCGGGGGCGTCCAGGTCGGGAGCGACAACCCTCAAGATATACGTCCGCATCGGGCTAAGTTCTGCGCTTATCTCTGAGTAGGTGTGCGGGTTTAGCCCCGCCTCCCAGGCTGCTGCGGGGATTGTGTTGGACCACACCGTTGAATACCTGGACTGGGATACGTTGAAATACCCGGAGGCGTTAATCTTCTGCTCGGTCTCAAGGATTGAAACCTCAACCTTGTAATCAGAAAGACCCCCGAAGATTGCCTTATCCTGGTCGGCCGCACCGTAGCCGCCGACCGCCGCAAGCTCATCATGAGAGTCAAACGAGAACCCGACGTCTTCAATCTTGAATACCGGCGTCCCCTCGGCTGGATAGAGGTTTGCCCAGATGCTGTCGTCCTGGTACGCAGGGAGAACGAACGGTATTGATGCAGCCTTGCGGGCCGCGCCGAAGTTTGGGATGGACAGGTGGATGGTGAAAGGGCCGTCAGGTGCGGCCAACTGGTCAGCCACCACCCCATCAACACCCCCGGCCTTCTCTGTCAGGTTGGCAAGGGCAGACGAGGCCGCAGTGTAGACGTGCCCCACCTGTAGCTTTACACCCCGCGCCAGCCTGTTAAAGGTGTGCTTCATCAGACAACCTCTTCGAGGTAGTGGACGGTGAGCCCTGCGATTATCCGTCTATACGGGGTGGTTGACCACCCCACCACAGCACTCGCCGGCAGCACCAGTTGATATCTGACCCTGGCACCGGCTGGGATTAAAACCCCAAGATTCTTAAACGAAACAATGTTTCCCTCCAGGTCGTAGGTGTGTGGTGGGTCCATGTCCACAACCGGGGCAGACGGTGCGCTGCGCCTAAACCGCCAAGAACTGTCAGCGAAGTTGTGCTTTGCCACCTCGAAGCTGTTCAGGTGCCTGTCGCCCTTATCGCTGTCGCCATCCACGCTAATCAGAGCGTGAACCGAGTCCCCGGTCCCGCCCCATGGTGCGACTGAAATGTTCCGCACCATGTTGAAATGCAACTCGTTGACTATACACGGGCTTGTGTGCTGAACGGACGTAGACCATACAAACTGGTCACCCGTGGCCGGAGAGGCGATGTTCCCATTGTAACACCCCTTGACCCTGAGTTCGTTCACAACATCATCAAGCCCCGGAGCGGTGACCCAGGATGACGAGTTGTATAGTGGACCCCATGGACCGGACCATGTTGGGAAAACTTGGTATGGGGGCATGAAGCCAGAGTGAATTGTCTGCTCTGCGTATCGGGGCAAGATGTCGCCACGGGGAATCGCGTTGATGCGCCCTTCGACTGTATCGAGGGCGCCCTGGATTCTGGACCCGTCAACGGTTGTGCCGTCGCTAAACTGCTCTCTGATGATGCGGTTAGACGCCATGGGTCACACCTCCCCAAACAGGGTGACGTTTAAGTGGGGCCACCCTGTCTCATTGACGCCAGATACAACGGTGACGCTGGCGGCAGGGTTCGCCCCGTCATTGACCACCGCATTTAACGCCCCCTGCATCACGCCAGCATCCTCATCTGACCGGAACCTACACCCAATAAAGGTGGCCTTAGAGCCTGCGGCAACGGTAACAAAGGCTGTCGTTAGGTTCGTGCCGGCGTCTCGAATGAACGTGCAGCCTTTGAACATCGCGGGCATTGTGCCCGTAACCTCGACGAGGACGCCTTCACCCTTGAACGTAACCCCCTCAATCGTGGCTCCGTCTGTAGCTTTGACCAGACTGCTGAACTGGGCGCCCTGTACTGCCTTGATTTCGGTATGCGGGGCGTCGGACGTGTGGCCCTTGAAGTCTCCATCTATCAGAATGGTCTCGTCACGCTTCAGGCTGTGCCTGATGGAACTCTCCTGAACCGTTAATCGGTGATACCCGTCAACAATCCCCTCGTTTCGGAGGTCCGTAAGGGTTTGCCCTTTGGGCCTAAGTTGCCTGTATGCCACTACCGGCCCCGCCTTCTGGCCCCGCCGATAACCTTGTATGTCATCTTCGCCGCATGGAGTCTGACAGACTCGGCCTTATCCTTGATGAAGCCGAAGAGGATGACGCCAATGCTGCCGCCTCTGGCACTGGTGCTCATTGCTATGGAGTCGACCTGCTCGTTGTCTATGAGGAGGTTTCCAGTAGCGGCGACACCTGGATCACCATATGTGGCAACACCAAACACCTTATCCACCATCGTCCCCACAGAATCCTGAATCCTGGTGCGTATAGAAGTCTTCTCTGGAACGGTAGCCAGCCCGTCTGAGCCATCAATCACCTGGCTGTTATAGATTCCGTTGTCTGAGCCGAATGCAGCGTTATAGAGCCCGTATGGGTAGGCTGGGGATGGGGATACGACAGCCTTTCCATGTGACGTTATCCTCGTGTAAAGCCCTCGTGTCCTGACCTGGTCGCTGTTGTCAGAGCGCATCGTCGGGGCTTTGTAGAGGTAGTTCACGGGCTGGCCGACACCAGAACCTGCCACCTCCGGGGCGTAACTCAGGTCGTTCACGAACACGCTGGCGTCGATGTCTGTGGGGAGGATGCCATCATCTATCTGCGCCACATATCCGGCAGGATGCGCCCACCCGAACGTGTTGGTCGCCTTCGTTACGTCAACTGGCTCGAATTTCACGTATATCAACGGGTTCTTGTTCCGCAGGTTTAACTCTTGCGTCCCGGCAGCCGCCCAAATAATCATGATGCTGTTGCCGGCGATATCCGACCCCACCCCATGCTCCCACCTGTCCGCGAAGATGCCCGCCGCCGTGCCCTGTCTCTCGTGCGGCACAGAATAACTCAGGTGCGTTCCGCCAGACATGACCGGCTTCCAGTATGTCGTATTGAACCCAAGCTCAAACTGCCAGCGGGTTGGCGCCTGCGATGCCGGTGCCAATAGGTCAGGGGGCACCCCGGAAAGCAGAAACACATACTCGCCAGAGGCGTTGATTTCTGTGAGTTCAAAGTAGAAGGCTGGTGCCGACTCTGGGGCAACCTGGGTCTCATGGCGCAACCGAAGCATCACGTCTGAGACTATTACATCTTTCTCGTTCTGAAAGCTGTCGTCAGTCCCACCGCCGCGCCCTAGTTCATAGATGCTGTATGGATTGGCGGTAATCTGGAGCCCCTGACCCAAATAGTCTGTCGGGTTGTCCAGGGAGACCACATACGTCTCACCAAGCAGGGATAGTGCCTGAGCCTGGTTGACGGGCGTGGTTGCTGCCACCATCGACGGAGTCGCCGTGTAGAAGTAGTTCTCGAAGTCCCACAACAGCCACGTCTGCTTGGAGAAAACCCAGACTTTGCTGTCGAACGAGCAATAGATTTCCTCGAAATGCTCGTTATAGCCAATGTGCGGGGCGCCCGGGGGTGCGCTGAAGCTCTCAGGCTGCTGGTTCGCAAGGTCCGTGAGCCCCGCCTGTGTCGCATAGTGGGAAAAGGGGTCTGATACGCCCGTTGTCCAGTACTCCTGAATCGGGTCTGACAGGGTTGCGTAATCGAAGTTAGACGAAATTGCGTGAACGCCCCGATTAGAGACCCAAATAGGGACACCCTTTATCGTCATCAACCCTGTCGGGGACACGCAGCCAACCTCTGAAGAGAGCTTTGTGAGGATACCGCCCGACAGAAGGCCCGTCTGAGTAAGGGCGGGCTGTATCACCCACGTCTCGGAGTCGGAGAAGACGTAGATTAGCTGGCCATTCGAGGCCAGCCCGGTGATGTCAGACAGAACGGGGATGATGTCGGTGTTGTCCGCCTTAATGTTATTGGGCAGAAAGGCGTCAGAGTAGAAGATGGTGTTGCCAGAGGCGTAAACCAGGGAGCCCTGGTGCTCGCACATGGCAGAGACGCCAGACAGGTCATTATTGCTCATATAGTTAAAGGCTTCGGTGTTTATCCCGTCAGAGAAAACCACTGGGGTGACTGAGCTTACCTCGCCCCTCGCTGGAGACCAGTCGTAGTCATCTGCACCCTGAAGCTGGGCGTTACGCTCAACAACCAGAGAGGGCCTGTAGACGTAGACCCCGATGTCATCGTTAGAAAAGTAGAGGTTCCCGGCCATCTCTTGGAAGGCGACAGGCTTGGCGCCAGACAGAGTCCAATTCGCCGCCGCCTTATCAGCCGCCGTCTCGTAGCAAGCCTTCAAGACCCTGGCCTCATGGAACGAGCGACCACCATCCCCGGTGACCTTGTGAAGAACGTGCTCAACGCGCACATTATCGTTAACATCGAACACGGAAACCGAGTAGACTTCCGCGAATGTACCAACCTCCTGGCTTTCACCCGTGAAGACATATGCCGACAACAGCGTGATTATCTGGGTATGGCCGAAGGCTGTCCTGAGAACGTGACTCCCCAGGTGCTTCTTGTACCCTAGCGGCGAAGTCCCGTTGACCGCCATGGTCGAATCGCCCCTATAAAGAAGCCCGAATCCAGGCCTGACCGCCCAGGAGCCCTGGCGGTTCTCCATATTACGAACAAGGCTGCCGTCATTCGCGGGGTCTAGGGACACCTTTGGACTTAGGATGTCCAGTTGTTGCTTGGGTGTCGCCACAGAACTACTCCTGAACCCACTGCGCCCCTCGTGGAACCCTCGTGCTCGCCAAGAAGGACTTCATCTCCTCAGTAAACGACGCCGTCTTGGCCTCGAGTTGCTCATTCACCCCGTTGTCTATGACGCTGTAATGCTTAGCGGCAAACATGGCGATGAGGGGGTGGAACTGCGGGAAGTCGTCAACAAACGTGGCGACGACGGCTGCGAAATCGACAGAAGACTCCTTGAGATAGCTGACCCGAATCGTCCCCGTCTGGTCGGTAGCAAAGCGAAGCGTTGAGGCCCTGAGCCATGCGATAGGCGTTGCCAGGATTGGATACGGGTAGTCCGTGATGTTCGTGTTGTCTACGACGAGGTCATAGTAATACGAGACGTCAGCACCAGACATCATCGCCACAGAGTGAAGCTTGAGCATCGGGTTGTCAGAGTTCCCGCCCAGGAGGACGTCGCCAGCGGCGCCGCCATCAGGAACAAGCGTGGTCAAGTCGATGGTCCGCACCCCGGCGAGGGTGTAATCAACAGACGACACCATATCGAGGGGCGTTTCCTCGAACGCGATGGTTCTGAACTCGTTATGACCCAGCTTGAGGAAGAGGGCCTTGTCTGTGGCGTTGACGAAGGTGTTGTCGCTCTCGTCGATGACCATCTCGAAGTAGCGCATAATCTCTGTGGTGTTCACGGTATCTCCCCCGCAGCCTCTGCGTTCTCTTCAAGGATAGCCTGGGGGTCAAACCCTGCGTTAGAGGGTATGCGCCTGGCTGACGATGGCTCAGGAGCGGGGCGCGGATAGACAACCGGCTTTCCCTCAAGGCCCTGAAGGACAGCGTCATCGAGGGGGGCCAGCAGAGAGTTGAGTATCGAGGCGATGACGTCCTGCGTCTCTTCGGGGAGGTCGTAGTAGTCACCGCTCTTGATGAAGCTGCTGAACACGCTCTTGAATGCGTCGATGTCATCGTTAGCCATGATTTCAATCTCGAAGCCGGCGATGACTGCAGCCAGGGCCTCACGAGCATGAGACATGGTGGCGGCCTTCTCCAGCCGGTAGCCGGTCCCTGTCTTGAAAGACAGTTCCCGCATGGCGGTTTCTTTGTCGATTAGCTGAAGCTGGAAAAGCTCAACAACCTGAGCGTCTCTGGTCTGCTTCGTATCCTGAAACATCGAAGATGAGTTGATGAAGACGTCGGGATCATCAACGATGTTTGAGCTTTTGAGTTCCTTGAAGACCGCCTTGCCGTAAGTATCGAACATTGCAACCATTTTGCCCTCGGTGTAGTGCTGCTTCATAAGCTGCAAGACCTTTCCGAAGGTGTGTGCGGTTGTGGATTCGATGCTGTTCTGGGTCAACTGAAGCTGGCCCGTGTCCTGTGCGGCGAGGGCCTCGATGGCTTTCCCAGAGGTGACGCCGACGGTCCTCTTGCCCATTGAGATGTTGTGAATTCCGGCAACGTCTTGGATCTCAGACTGTAGGCGTTGAATGTTGTCGAAGACGTATGAGGGCAGCGGCGCCGCAGGTAACTGCTGTGGCGTCCCACCGGCAGGGTTGTAGTAAATCTTCTCCCCAGCCTTCCCCCTGATACTGTCTGCGCTCACCCCAGAAGTCTTGGGAATGAGCCACTTCGGGTTCGACATCAACTCCACGTTCTTGAGAACCTGGGTCCTTGCCTGGTTATAGAGGTTTTGAAGCTCTAGGCAGGGCTCGATGAGGCCGATGCCCCAGAACTCTCGTGGAAGCTTGGTGTATCTGCTGATGCAGACGGGGTGGCTACCGTCCCATTCGCCCTCGTAGAGGGCTTTTCCGTCGAACATGATGAGGTGTCTGCCATCGTCGGCGTAAACCTCGAATATCTCACACCTGTCGGCCAAGGTCTCTTCGGCCGGCTTGTCGTCAGGCTTGACGGGGGTGTAGTCCTCAATCCGAGACTTCTGCTTGGGATACGCCTCTTCGAGAACCTCCTTCTGTACGAAGCTACGAACAGCGACAAATCGGGACTCTTCAAGATTGGTGGCCCCAACCTCGACGAAGAGGTCGTATGGAGAGACGTTCTTCGTCGTAACCCGGTCCTGGTCGGCATCGTAGTAGGTATGGAGGGCCGCAGTGCCGAACTGAACGAGGCTTAAGATGTGCTCGTTCAGGGTGTCTTTCATGTTGTCGTTATGAAAGTTGTACTGAATTGCCTCTTCGCTCAACTCTGCCTTGGCGATGTCTTCGC